ACCTCGCTTTTTACTCTTTGGCTTGGCCTTTTTTCTGGCTTTAGCAGCAGCTTTTTTGCCACTTGACGTATACGGAAATTTCTGACCCTTAACCATTGGCATGTTAGCCTCCTTTGTTTGTGTTAAGTAAGTCCAGTTCGCGTTCAATTCTGAGCGACCCTAAATCGCTGTTGGCTACATTGAGTAAAGTGCCTGATTTTATATTGCCGTTCTCATCAACCTGATACACGTAAAACGTGGTTGATGTCAGCGATGTTTTGCTGATACGAGCTGGTCTACGATCTCCACCTACCTGTATGTAACAGGTCTGATTCTCATCGTATTTCGATCCAAAAAAGACCGTTGCACCGGCCAGTATATTTTCAATCGTGTTACGCAAAAACAGCAAAAACAAACCAACTACAAACAGCCAGCTATACTGCTCTATCAGCAGACCAATACCGGACTGTTCAGAAAATTTTTGTAGAGCCTCTGCTGCTTCTGTTTCCATCTTTTTTTGCCATCCGCGCTCTTGGACTACGCTTGTCTTTTAGACGCTTTCGGTGCAACAGTTTTTCCAGCCAACTCCAAAAGCGGTTCATTCTACTTGTGGCCGGAAGTAGCCTTATACACTTCAGCAAACATCACTGTCATCAGCCACACAATGACCCCGTAGACCGCTTCGTGCGACCAGAACTCCATCCATTTTTTATCAGCACCGTTTCTCGCAAATGGAAACCCGATGGTATGCCCAAAGCTGATACAGGATGGTTACGCATATTGCAGCACCGCCCGACCAGGCAGCCGCCTTTTTTGATTCATCTGCTGCCTTTTGTCGTCTGGATAAAGTCACAATGGATCGCTTCGCAGATTTCAGTTCACCCTTTAAATCATCGCGGTCGTGCTTATATTCTTTGGCCACGATGTTTTCGGATGACACCATTTTACGCAGATGAGTAATCTCTTTTACCGCCTCGACGTATAGCCTTCTTTGACGCTCCGCAGAAGGTATTTGCTCTGGAGGTGGATACTGGTTCGGACTCATCAGCTACCTAATGTGGGCCTTGTAGTTGGAAAATTACTGGTGCTGGGGCCAATCTCTCAACTGTGTGCGATAAGTCATATAGGCACTACGCTGAGGGTGGTCAGATAAAGGCACAATAAAGTCTGTTTTTGCTAATTCATCGTTACGCCAATCACGATTAAATGCTTTAATTTGTCCTTCTGTTTGTTCCGGTGGTATTACAAGTTCGTATGATGCGCCCTCAATACCTTTACAAAATTCTTCTGTTGCAATTATGGTATTTACCCTACCATCTGCATAAGTCACTTTATAGTTTGCCATTATTACCCCATACTCTGTGGAAATATCAAAACTGCACCTTTACCACCTTTACTTGCATAACCCTCGCTTGTACCTGATGTCGAACCGTTTAAAACAGCACCGCTTCCTCCACCTAAAGTGCCTTGTCCTGAGTATACGTAATCAAAAGCATCATTAGAGTTATACAAGGCATTGCCACCTGCAAAAGCACCTGCTGGATGTAAATACCTGTTTGTTGCGTTTCTTTCATAATCATCACCTTCACTAGAAAAACTTTGAGCATTGGCAGGGTAATGGTTTTGCGCACTTTCACGATTAGTGCTACTTACATATGCACGACTATCGCCATTTGTAATAGTATACAAATCGCTGAATGGACTCATTACAGTTGAAAAACCATCACCACCTGAGTGATACCCGTATTTTAAATCTGTATCACCATACTCTCCTCCACCCTGAGAACCGTGCCAATGACCCACCATCGCCAACTGCATGGGGCTTCATAGCTTGCGCTATATGCTGAATTCTCACCAGAAAAACCCGTGGCAAATAAGCCAACCGCTCCACCTCCGCTACACCTCCGAGTAGCCCCAGAAGCAGCACTTGCGCCCCCTGCATAATTTGCAAGGTTACCCGTTGTGCCAGCGGCCCCACCAGCGGCTCCAGCAGCTTCAGTTCCACTTGCTATCGCCCCAGCCGCTCCACCATTGGCAGACATGTTGGTTATGTCACTACCTTCAAATGTAGTAGCACCACCTGCCGCTCCGACTGCCTGAGAAGATGAGTTACCACTTGATCCACCTGCGCCAATAGTTACTGTGTAAGTCACACCACTGTTTAATGTCAGTCTTGATATAGCAGTTGCCCCTGCTCCACCGCCACTAAACCCGTAATTACTATTTTGACCTCCTCTTGCTCCAGATCCACCAGCACCTATGCAATAAACTATTGCCTCAAATTTTATACCTGGTGAAAAAGTAAGAGAATGCATAAACAACATATTAGGTAATCCATTAGCACCTCCATCTTGTCCTAAAAACGCCATTCTAAATTCTCCTTTTTATAACGATGCCCAACCGATAGTTGAGTCAACATAAACTAATTGCACGGCTGCATTTTCGAGAAGTGTACCGTCTTCAGCGGCACTGTTTATTTTTTCTGAGTTACGTCCTACGGTTATTGTGGCTGCTCCAACATNTTTTATTGTCACAGTATTACCTGCTGAAGGGCTACTTGGCAGGGTAATAGTGAATGCACTACTTGCATGGTTGCCAATCAACTGATCTCCAGACACGGCAGTATAACCGCTCGTTTTGACGCTCCATGCGTTATACAACCCACCGACCGCCGTGCCGTCTATGGTGAATGTTTTGCCCGATGCAATGTCAATACCGCCATCGTCAATGGTTGCAATCTCAGCTTCATCCACATAAAAGGTCATCTTACCATGATCGCCGGTTCCAGAAGCCGTTTTAGTAGTAAAACGCAACTCTTCTAACGTCTTGTTTGAGCCACCGTTTAAGGCTTGTATGAACAAGGCTTCTGTAGCTGATGTGCCGATAGATAGCGATGTATCTGCGTTGTTGTTGTCGTCATAGATCGTGACGTCACCGGCGGTAACTCCAAGCGTAGCCGTACCTGCACTTAGCGTAAGGTTGTTGTTACCAGAGGTATCAACCGTAGCTGCACCGTTGAAACTCAGCGTGTCACCGCCTATATCTACATCGCCTTCAAAATCCATCGACCATGATGCGGTTGTAGTATGTGGGGTAAGCGTTAGACCCGTTACAAATGTTCCGGCTGATGCTATGTCGTTACCGAATGTCAGTGTGCCACCGTTCGCTGCGTTGATCTTCCAATCGTCACCGGCATCCGCACTCGCATCGGCTGACAACACAATCGCTACAGGTGCATCGTCTACACTGGCCTGTATCAGTAGGGCATCAGCACCGGCCTCATCGTATTCAACTTTAATGTCATCATTGGAGCCAAAGATGATCTCTTTGCCGTCGGCCATCGTTATCGAATTTGCACCGCTGACGTTGTTGCTATCGTCCACGATCAAACCGCTGTTTTGACCGGTCTTGCCACCAGTGCCATCAAAACGAACTAAAGCGTTGTCGGTAGACGAACCTGGCCCACTAAAATCACCAGAGGATATAGCGCTGCCAGCTACGGTATATGCTTTACCAGACGCAAGATCAATTCCACCGTCATCAATCGTGGCTATTTCGGCCTCGTCAATATACCAGGTCACCTTGCCATGATCGGCAGTAGATGAGGCTGTCTTAGTGGTAAAACGAAGTTCTTCAAGAGTTTTATTGCTCGACCCATTCAAGGCTTGCACAAACAGCGCTTCGGTGGCCGATGTTCCTATCGACAATGACGTATCGGCGTTGTTCGCGTCTTCGTAAATGGTTACGTCAGAAGAGACGGCTAACGTGCTACCGATTGTTGCTTGCCCGGCTATAGCGGTCACCCATGATGTAGTAGTCGCATGTGGTGTAAGCGTTAGACCCGTTACATACGTGCCAGCAGACGCTATATCGTTTCCAAATGTAAGCGCACCGCCATCGGCTACACCGACCTTCCATTCATCACCAGCGTCATCGCCCTGATCCGCTTTCAGCACTATAGCTAATGCAGCACCTTCTACCGCAGCAGCAATCTCCAAAGCATCGTTAGTTGTTTCGTCATATTGTATCGTGATGTCATCGTTGCTGCCAAGAGACAATGCTTTATTGTCTGCCAGTTTTAACGTGCCGGAGATGCTTAAATTGTTTACCTGATTTGATGCCGATGTATCATCCAAGTCACGGCTGGCATCCACAACCAGTGCTTTTGATGCCGTAACCTGCCCGGCTGTTACACCTAAGTTGGACGCATCCAAGCCACCATTTATAGCTGACGATGTAAGCAGGTTATCGAACTCGTTATTCAGTTGCGCCGCTGTTAAAACCGCGCCTGATGAAAATGTATGTACCCTTGATACAGTACCCATTAGTTTTGCCCTTTTTCTAAGTCTTCGATCATTTGTG